TTTTTGATAGGGCAAAGACACCCCCGACCCTTCCTGTTTCTTTTTACCCCAAAAACGACTCAAACAGCCATTATCGGCTTAGTTCGGATGAGAACCAGTCATGACGACTGAAAACGGCTCTAACGGGCTGCAATCGGCTGAGGTAGGGGTAACAGAACCGCGTTATGGCTCTCAAACGCCTAGAATCCGCTCCAAACCGCTAGATCTACCTACTAGAGGCGATGAAATGATCCAGTTCTGTAAAGATATTGGATTCCCAATGCTTCCCTGGCAAGAAGACCTGGCTAGAGACTGCCTACGCTATAAGCCAGATGGGCGCTGGGCGCATCCGTTAATCGGGATTATGCTGCCACGTCAGCAGGGTAAATCGACCTTTATGGCGCTTCGAATCCTATTCGGTATCTACGTTCTGGGCGAAAAGATGCACTTGGCTACAGCTCATAAGTTAACTACATCGAGCGAAATCTTTTTCAAGGTTAGCGAAATGATCGATAACTCAGCGCTACTAATGGATAACTTCGCCAAGAAGTACGAATCCAAGGGATCCCAGGAGATCCGTTTTAAGAATAAGGCCCGGTACTTAATCAGAGCAGGCAACTCAGCCGCTCGAGGAATTGCCGCGCCCGATGTAATCCATATTGATGAACTACGCGAATTCGATACCGAAGACGTATGGAGTTCGATGCGATTTACTCAGATGTCTAACTCAAACCCGCAGGCATATGTCTATTCCAACGCAGGCCACGCTAATTCGGTGCTATTGCATAAATTTCGGGAGCGAGGTTTAGCAGCTAGTGAAGGAGCCGACGATTCGATCGGTTGGTTTGAATGGAGCGCTGAACCAGGGGCGGATATTACGGACAAAGAAGCCTGGTACCAAAGTAACCCATCGCTAGGGCATACAGTCCACGAAGACAACATCAAAGACAGCCTCTCAGATCGAGAAGATATCTTCCGTACTGAAATTCTCTGTCAATTCGTTTCGATGATTAACCCAGTTATCTCAGAAGCCGAATGGAAGAAGTGCAAGGCCGATGATTTGCCAGAATTGGATGTCGAGAAGGATACTTGGATGGCAATCGATCTAAGCCCTGATCGTAAACACGCTTCCCTAGTTGCAGGCCAGAGAATCGAGGGCAATCGCTTTATGGTTAGCCTTCTTCACACTTGGTTTAATCCAGTTAACCTCGATGATCTTGAAATGGCCAATGACATCGCCTACTGGGTTCGTAAGTTCCCAGTTAATGCGGTTGCTTACTCAAAGTCCACGGCTTCAGCAGTTGCCGCTCGCTTGGCTCCAGCAGGAATTCCAATTCACGAAGTCAACGGCCAGGAGTACCAGCAAAGTTGCGACGAATTCGTTTCGGCCGTTTCAGCGATGCGTTTGGTTCACGCAGATCAAGAAGAATTAACCAAGCAAGTTCTATCAGCCGTTAAATTAACTAGGGGAGATGGCGGCTGGGTTATGGGCCGTAAGGCTTCAGGTATTGTGTGCGGTGCAGTTGCTTCGGCTATGGTTACTCACTTCGCGACACGCGGCGAATCTGAAGTAGACATCCAAATAGGATAATGTCTAGGCAATAGCGTATAATATGTCCAATGGGAATCCGGGACATTTTTACTTCAGCAAAGCCTGCAATCGAACTTACAGTCGATGCCGCTTCTGCTCCTGCACCTTTTAATAACACAGCATCTTTTAATCCTTTCGTATTTACTCAATCCGTAGCAACTCGCCAAACAGCGATGGCCGTGCCGACGATAGCCCGCGCTAGAGGAATTATCTGCTCAACACTCGCGGGGCTTCCTCTCGAGCAATATTCAAAACTCGATGGCTCACACGTTCCAACTCCAGCAGTTATTAATCAACCAGATCCACGCGTTCCAGGATCAGCAATCTACGCCTGGCTTGCCGAAGATCTTTGGCTAAGCGGCGTTGGGTATGGTCAGGTCTTGGAGCAATATGGGGACACGGGCAGAGTTCGCGCTTGGACTCGCGTTGCACCAGATCGCGTAACAGTTAAATTAAACGCTAATGAAACTGAAATTATCGGATATCAAGTTGATGGATCAGTAGTTCCAAATCAAGGCGTTGGTTCGCTCGTAGTATTTTACGGATTAGATGAAGGCTTACTGAATCGAGCAGGCCGCACAATTCGCGCAGCTCACGCTCTTGAGCAAGCCGCCGAAACTTTTGCTAAAGAGCCAGTTCCACTTCAAGTTTTAAAATCAAACGGCACAAATCTTCCAGCAGAACGTATCTCTAAACTTCTTGAATCTTGGAGAACTGCTCGCCTTACTAAATCAACCGCGTTCCTTAATGCGGATGTTGAATTGCAAGCGTTGGGCATCGATCCAGCCAAACTGCAGCTAAATGAGGCTCGCCAATATGTCGCTCTGGAATTGGCCCGCGCTTGCAACCTTCCTGCATATTTCGTAAGCGCCGAAGCCACTTCAATGACTTACAGCAACGCAATTTCAGAACGTCGCTCACTTATCGACTTCTCAATGAAGCCAATTCTTACAGCCATTGAACAGCGCCTATCTATGCCAGATTTTGTTTCTTCAACCACAGAAATTCGTTTTAGCCTTGATGAATTCTTGCGTTCAGATGCTTTGCAACGCGCTCAAGTTTACGAAATCTTAAACCGCATTGGCGCGATGAGCGTTGAGCAAATTCGTGAAGAAGAAGACCTGATTGACAATAAGGAGAACTCATAATGAAGATCACTATGCCAGTTGCTATCACAGCAGCAGATGCAGAATCTCGAATCATCGCAGGTCGCATCGTTTCCTGGAATGCTGAAGGCAATACCTCAGCAGGCCGCACAATGTTTAAGCCTGATTCGATTACAATGTCTAAGAACACAAAGTTAGTTCTTCAGCACGACACAACTCGCCCTCTTGGCAAATTGGTTTCATATGAGCAAGATGCAGAAGGCATTACAGCAGAATTTAAGATCGCTAAAACAACCGCCGGCAATGATGCACTTGAAGAAGCTGCAACTGGGCTTCGTTCAGATTTTAGCGTTGGCGTAGATGTTGAATCTTGGGATAACAAAGATGGCGTAATGGCTATCAGTTCATCCAATCTCATCGAGGTCAGCCTAGTTACAGATGGCGCAATACCGGGCGCAGAGGTCGCGAAAGTAGCGGCAGAAGATACACAGGTTTCTGAGACATCTCAGGAAGAAACACAATCAACCACAGAAGGAGAACAAGTGTCAGACACTACCGTTCCAGAAGTTGCTCCTGCCGCAGAAACGGTAGAGGCTGCAAAGGTTGAAGTTAAGGCTGCAACAGCACCTTATATTTCAACTACTGTTCGTAACCCAATCGTTGATAAGGCTTCTTATCTCGAGCACTCAGTTCGCGCAAAGATGGGCAATGAAGAATCTCGTATGTATGTTGCAGCAGCAGCAGACGTTACAGATAACGCAGGCCTCGTCCCTACACGCCAACTAACAACCGTAATTAACGGCATCTCAAACGCAGATCGTCCAGCGATCGACTCAATCTCATCAGGAGCACTTCCAGATGCAGGTATGACTTTCGAGATCCCAAAGATCACCGTTGCTCCAACAGTTGCAATCGCAGCTGAAGGCGGAACACCATCAGAGACAGATCAGAACGCTGCTTTTGTTTCAGTCGATGTTAAGAAGTACATCGGACAACAGACATTCTCACTAGAATTGCTAGATCGCTCATCACCAGCGTTCTTCGCAGAACTAGTACGTCAAATGGAGTTCGCATACGCTAAGGCTTCAGATGCAGCAGTAGTTGCAGCTCTTATTGCTGGCGGAACAGACGGCGGAAACCGCTCAATCTCAACTGGCGCAGATGTTGCAGATTTCGTTGCAGATGCAGCAGTTTCAATCTACAAGGGAACTCTAGGCTTCGCCCAGAACATCCTCGTATCTCCAGAACAATGGGGCGTATTGATGGGCTTGGTAGATTCTTCAAATCGTCCAATCTTCCAACAGACAATCAACCCACAGAACGCAGGCGGCGCGCTTACAGCAACCGCAGTTCGTGGAAACCTTCTCGGACTCAACCTACGCGTTGACCGTAACCTAACAACAGGCTCAGGCGTTGGCGATAACACAATGATCGTCGTTAACCCAGATGCTTACACATTCTACGAATCACCACGTCTATCACTTCAGACAAATCTCATCTCAACAGGTCAGGTTCAAGTTGGATACTACGGCTATGGCGCAATCGCGACAAAGCTAGGCGCTGGCGCATACCGCTGGATGGTTGCTTAACCCAAACTAATCATGGGGGGGCTGCTGCTCCCGGTGGCTCCCCCAGTCGTTTAATAGAGAGGATGTAGAGATGGCTTCAATAGTTACAGTTGCAGAACTAAGGTCTATTCTTGGTGTCTCTACATCCCTTTACAATGACGCATATCTAACCGATGTGATTGATACGGCTGAATCCGTGATCTTGCCAATGTTGGTTAAGTTCGCTTCACCGATCGATAACGTAATGCTTAAATCAAATGTTGCCACTTATCAGACAGTTGGCGAAAACCTATTTTCAACGGGTCAGAGCGTAGTAATCACAGGATGCGGCTCCCCGTTCAATGGAACTTTTACCATTTCAGAATCTTATGATGATCTTTTCACAGTCGCGATCACTAACGCAGACATCGAGCAGAAGAACGTCATTCCTTCAGGACTTGCAACCCTTTCAGGCGCATCGACTTATGTCGGAGTCAGCGCAGTTGAATCAGCAGTCCTAGCAGTATCAGTCGAAGTCTTCCAGTCTCGCATCGCTCCAGGTGGCCAGATCGAGGGAATCGACTTCACAAACGTCAGCCCTTATCGCTTAGGCCGCAGCCTCTTTAATCGTGTCTCAGGGCTATTAGGGGCGTACATCGATACCGATTCAATGGTGCAGTAATGCC